ATGCCCAACGTATTGTAGAATTATGCGTTGACTTATTGTGAAATAATGATGTCATTCTATTTTGCAAATTTGGTTACAATTAAGAATTTTAATTGACAAACGTAATAATTTCACCTATCATTTAAAGGTGAACACTGCAAAATTTCTAGTCATCGTTTGGCTATCGTCCAATATTATTGGAATAGATAGTTTTATTCAACTACAGCAAATTATTCAACAAAATACATGAAAAACAGTAGATAACTGTGGAAAACTGACACCAAAAACATTAGCAGAGCGCGAGCATATTTGCGCCTGTGGATACTCAGAATGTAGAGATATTAACGCCGCAAAGAATATTTTGAGACGAGGGCTAGCGTCTCTTTCTTCGCGTTAAGCGACGAATAGAAGCCCTCTACTTTAGTCGGGGTAAGTGACTACACCAAACTATATGGAATCTCTGGTTTTTTCTTGACATTTGTGTGTGCATGATTTAATCTTATACAAAATTATGAAATTATTAGGAGTCTCCAATCAATCTGTTTTTATCGCAAGCGTTTCTCATCACGATTATGTAACTTACGATGAGTTGATGTGTGACGGTGGGCAACCCGCACTTCAACAATATGCTGGTTATACTCGCGCAAGTGGCCCGATGATTTGGGCGGAAGTTTCTCAAACGTGGGAAGAAATACTTAATGACTACTTGCACAATCGTCCCCGCAAGTATGGAATTTGGCAGATTAAAGATGTAAAGTTACTTGCGTCGGACGAAGTTCCAGAGATTAATTCGGTAGAATGGCGAAAATCACATTTACTTTGGGGAACGCGCGGGAAGAATCAAGATCAACTGCTAAAATATGTGCCTCTAGTAAAATTAACTACAGATCATTTAAAAGCCATTCTTGATACTCAAACACAAATTACCGATGAATTAAAGGGGTGGATTAAGGAAATTTTGCAGGAAAGAAAAGGAAGCGAGGATTAACGTGCGAGTTGTATATTTAACTGCGAGTGTAATCAGTTTATGTTTTTCTGGTTGTGCGATTCTTCCTCCAACGAATTCGATACCCACAAATGTATTATTTGCCGCACCGGTTCAAAAGTTTCCTGATATTATTGCAGAACAGCCAAAATTACAATGAGTGAAAAATGGCAAAGAATAGTTATCTTTTTCATTATTTTTTAAGCGGTTTCTTGTATTATGTTGATCAACTTAACGGATATTGATACCACTGAGTTTAATGTCAAATTGGGTGAATTTTGCGGCGAGGAATGCTATCTTGTTACGCCCGCACTTCAAGGAACAACATGGTCGGCGCAGAACGCTATTTTCCGGTCGTCAATTTGGGACAAAAAAGGCAAACTTGTTTCTGCCGGATTGAAGCGTTTCACCAATTGGGGAGAATCCCCTGACGAATTCCCCATTCCAGAATCGCTCAATAACACTAATCTTTTCCTAAAATTAGACGGATCATTAGCCATAGTAAATTTCTATAATTCTCGCTTCAACATCAGGACGCGCGGAACATTCTGCGTGGATAATACTATAACAAATTGGCGCGAGTTTCACGACGCCATTAATAAGTATCCCAAGATTAAGGGGTTTTTAGCACAATTTGCGCATCTTACCTTAGTTTTCGAGCATACGTCACCACAAAATCAAATAATTATTCGTTATCCAGAAGTTAATGTTACTTTACTTAATGTAATTGATAACCGCAATTATACTTATTGGCGGCAAGGATCTGTAAGCGAATTGGCGGCGTTGCTTGCTGTCCCGCGCCCGAAACAGTTTCATTTTAATACCGTTGATGATATTCTGGCGACAGTTAAAGAATGGGATGGTGAGGAAGGAGTTTGTTTGTATAGTGACAAGGATCAGAAAATCCACAAAATAAAAGCAAATCTCTATCTTAAAAAACACGCTTTTCGTTCTAATTTATCCCTAAAGAATATCCTTGAATTATTTTTGGATCAGAACCAACCAACTAAAACTGATTTTCTTAATTACATTGAAACCACTTTTGATTTTGAATCGCGCGGTTGGACAGAACCGTTTGCGGACCAAATCGACGACGTGAGAAATAAAATTAATGAAACTTTGGATATAGTAAAGTCATTTGTGAATTCTCATAAATCGTTGCCGCGCAAAGAGTTCGCGATGAAAGCCAAAAAGAATATGGGAGAAATAGCGGCGTTGTGTTTCGCAAAATTAGATGGAAAAGAACTTGACAGGAAGATGGTAACTAAGTTATACTACTCAAAACTAGAACTATAAAAAATATGGGGCATTTAGCTATAAAATGACGAAAGAGGACTCTCGAATTTATTCGGGTGGTGAATTAAAAAGTGCTGCACCCAAGGACATTGGGAAAGGGTCTGTGGAGTTGCCGAAAGTTCAAAGTTGCAAAACTAAGAAATACGTGTTAAAGCGTCCGAGGAACGAAGAAGCAGAAAAGTCTAGTTGTGAGACTAGAAGCCCCAGAATTTATTCGGGGGAGTAGTCACATATCTGCATAGGGTTTATCGAAAAAAGTCTCTTGACATCGCTAAAATAGCAGAGTATTTTATTTGTTATGAAAACTCATCAGAATAGAAGTTTTTAACTTCAGAAAGGCGTATATCTCTTACCTCAAAATTCCAAATTTGTATCAATCCCAAGAAATTCTCTTATTTAAAGAGTGTTTTGCCTTGGAAAAAATCCATGGAAGTTCCTCTCACATTTCTTGGAAAGATAATAAACTTAATTTCTTTTCGGGCGGCGAGAAGCACGAAACCTTTATCAAAATCTTCAACCAAGAAGAATTGGCAATGAAATTTACTGAACTTGGGGTGTCTAGTGCCATTGTAAATGGAGAGGTTTATGGCGGGAAGTGCCAAGGAATGTCCGCAACTTACGGCAAGGAAATGAAATTCGTCGCATTTGATGTAAGAATTGACGAAAAGTGGCTATCGGTTCCACAAGCAGATGATTTTGTTAAGTCGTTGGGGCTGGAATTTGTTGATTATGTCAAGATTTCTACTGATTTGACCGCGATTGATGCTGCCCGAGACGCTGACTCCGTTCAAGCGGTGCGAAATGGTTGCGGCGAGGGAAAGAAACGGGAGGGAGTTGTTCTACGCCCACTTATTGAATTGACCAAGAACAATGGCGCGAGAATAATTGCAAAACACAAACGGGATGAGTTTAGAGAGCGGACAACGCCACAAAAGGTTGTTGATCTTGCCACGTTAAAGATTTTATCAGACGCAAAAGAAATCAGCGAAGAATGGACCACATCGATGCGATTGACGCACGTATTGGACAAACTAGGCAATCCCACGGAGATTTCTCAAATTGGTAATGTGATTAAAGCGATGGTGGCAGATATTGAAAGAGAAGCGGCGGACGAAATCGTCTTCAACAAGGCAGTTGCAAAAGCAATTGGCACCAAAACCGTTGAATTGTTTAAAGAAAGATTTTGCAAGTTGTAAGTTTTTTACATGGTTGTGACTACTCCCCCGAATAAATTCGGAAGTCTCCATGCGTCCGTTTTATGGCTGGAACGCCCCCGCCGCCGAAGAAATTGGCGCGTCCAAGCCCAAGGCTGTGCCTAGCAGCGAAAGCGCCAGCTTGGAGGGATTATCTGGACGAAAATATTAGAAAAGATTTGGGGTACTACACTAAATTTAGGAAGGTGTAGTGATTTTGCGATTCTTACACTTTTTATTTGCAATTTTGGTGGTGTTGATGTAATATATAGATTCGCAAGGTTAGTGGGAAATTTTAACGTTTTGGGATAAGGAAAATATAGTTTATGAGTAATGAAGTGTTTAGTAATAGTTTTTCGGAAGAAGTATGGACGTCAACTTACAAGGATCATAAAGATAGAAATGTTCAAGATACATTTACAAGGGTAGCTAAAGCGGTTGCATCGGTAGAAAAAACGGAAGATTTGCAAAAAAAATGGGAAAAGAAGTTTTTCAAAGAACTTTCTCAATTTAAATTTGTCCCCGGTGGAAGGATTTTAGCTAACGCTGGCACAGAATGGAAGAATGTGGGCTTAATTAACTGTTTTGCGGCAGAAACAGAGGTTTTAACCAAAGATGGGATTCAACCAATTAAAAATCTAGCCAATAAAACTGTTCAGGTTTTAAATAAAGATAGGAATTGGATTGGAGTTAAATTTTCTTGCTTCGGGAAACAACAATTATACAAAGTCTCATTTTCTAACGGTGATATTATATATTCGACAGAAAAGCACCGTTGGCTTGTTAAAAAGAAAAAAAATACATATTTGAGAGAGTGTTCAACCATTGATTTGGTGGGGAAAAATGTGCCCTATATATTTCCCGAGTCAAATTCTATTATTGATAATGAAAATTTCTTAGAGGGAGTCAAACACGGTTTAGTATATGGAGATGGGGGTTTATATTTGAATGGAAAATATTCATTACTTCATCAATTCGGAGATTCGTGTCATTTGGTTGAAGATTATTTTGATAGTTTCACAGAGGGGGTGTATAAAAATCCAGAAATACGCAAGGTTTCTGTTACAAAATTACCGCCACATTACAAAACTACTATTCCGCAAGAAAGTGACCACATTGACTATATTAAAGGATATATAGCTGGATTAGTAGCATCTGATGGGTGTGTAGATAGCAAGGGTTCTGTTTTGTTATTTCAATCAGACGAAGAGTTTCTTTATCAGATTCGTTTGTTAGCTGCCAAATGCGGAATTGTTACGTGTAGCATTCGTTTATTTAGAGAATTTAGCCCCTTTAATGGGAAATATGCACCAAATTATAAACTTACCTTTTTAAAATCTTCGTTCCCCCAAGAAATGATTTTAAAAAATAAACACAAAGAATATTCTAAAAATCATCATAGCAATCATTTAACTTTTGAAAAATCCCTCAAAGTTGTTTCTGTAGAAAAGACGGATAGATTTGAAAATGTTTATTGCTGCGAAGAGCCAGAAACGGGGACATTTACTTTGGGAAATTTTTTATTGACCGGGAACTGTTTTACAGGCGGAAGACCCCCGTATGATTGCGACTCTCTAGTAGGCATTTTAGAAGTATTAAAGGGACAGTCTTTAACTTTAAAGTCAGAAGGGGGTTGGGGACTTAATTTTTCGTTTATTCGCCCGCGCGGGACATTTATTCATGGAGTCGGGGTAGAAAGTCCCGGACCAGTTAAATTCATGGAGTTATTTGATAAATCTTCTGACGTTATTACTGCCGGAAGCAATCAAGATTCAGTTAAAGAAAAGAAGAAAGCTAAAATTCGCAAGGGTGCGCAAATGGCCATTTTGAGTTGCTGGCACCCATCAATTTTTGAATTTGTCACCGCGAAACAAACCGAAGGAAGATTAACTAAATTTAATATTTCTGTTTATTGCACGGATGAATTCATGGATAAGGTCTTGGTGGCAAAGAATGGAGATACTAATGTTACATGGGATTTGGTATTTCCTGATACTAAACACCCAAAATACAAAGAAGATTGGGACGGCGATATTTTTACATGGAAGTCAAAAGGGTATGATGTAGTTGTATATGAGACTATTCCAGTTTTGAAGTTATGGAATTTAATCATTAAATCTACCTATAATCGGGCAGAACCGGGAGTATTATTTTTAGATAAGGCCAATCAAACATATTGTTTTAATTATAGCGGGAAAAGGATTCAAGAGACAAATGCGTGTTGTTTTTCAAAATCTAGCGAGGTTGAGGTTATTACAAATAACGGACCGAAAGAGATAAAAACGGTAACTTCTAAAGATTTAGTTTGGATTAATAGCGAGAGCGAGTTTGTAAAAACTAATGGGTATTTTGATGCTGGAATGCAAGATGTCTATCAGATATCTTTTTCTAATGGGACATCTTTGGAGATAACTAACAATCATAAATTTTGTACGCCGTTTCGGAAGCGAGTGGGAAGCAAGCTAACATCTTCCGAGGGAGATTTAATTGAATTAAAAAATTTAAAAATTGGCGATAAAATTTGCGTGCATGATACAGTCGTTAAAGATGTTAAATTTGGTAATCTTGGATGTTACGACGAGGGGTTAATTATGGGGTGGCTGTGCGGAGATGGACATTTAACATTCGGCAATGTTGCAGATGCATACCCTCGACTTCGTTTAGATTTTTGGAAAAACGAACATGACTCTATCCATTTTTTTGATGATGCTCTTAAAAATTTGGGATATTGTTTGGAATTGTGTTCCATAACTAGAAACAATAATGAAGTAAGATTTTTTGCCTCAACAAAATTTGCAAAAGATTTTATTTATAAATATCAATACAATATATGGAATTTCAAGGGAGAAACACAAAGAATACCATTTTTAGAGAACGCTTCTGAAAATTTTATTAAGGGATTTATTCAAGCATATTTTACGGCAGACGGAATCATATCGCCAAAAACATCTTCAACTCACGCAATTCAATTACCCAGCATTAATAAAAATCGCCTGATTCAAATTCAATCTATTTTAAACCTTTACGGTATAAAAAGCGGTTTTGGACTATTACGAAAGGCGGGAGAAAGTGAATTTAAAAATTGCGGGAAATATCAAACAAAAGATTGTTGGCGCATTACCATTACGGGGCACAAAAATATTTTAAATTTTCACACTTATTTTGGCTTTTTGAATAAAGCCAAACAAGATAGACTAGAAGAATATACGCAAATTAAAGAATTAAGAACCGCCGTATCCACAACGACTATTCAGTCTATCAAATTTATTGGACAGAAAGAGGTTGGTTGTATTGAAGTGCCAAAACATCACAAATTTACGGCTAATGGAATCATTTCGGGGAATAGCGAACAAACAATGCCCCCATTTTCATCCTGTAACCTACTTTCTATCAATCTAGTTAAACTATTTAACTTAACTACGAAAAAAATTGATTTTAACCAATTAGAATCCACCGCACGAATCGCTTTAAGGTTCTCTGACAATGTTAATGATTTAACTTCTGTGCCACTAGAGGAATATACAGAGGCAGTTAAAGATTTTCGACGCGTAGGAATTGGAATTTTGGGTTGGGCGTCGCTACTCTACATGCTAAAGATTAAATTTGCGTCTAAAGAGGCGGAATCGCTGAAAAATGAAATAATGCAAACGATTTGTTATAGTATTATTGACGAATCGGTAGAACTTGCCAAAGAAAAAGGGATGTTTAAGGACTGTATTCCAGAAAAACACGCGGATTGTGGTTTTTTTGATATGATTAAACTTCCCGAACCCATTAAAGATAAAGTAAAAAAGCACGGAGTAAGAAATTCATCTTTCTTTTCCATTCAACCAACGGGAAATACTTCAATTTTTGCCAATAATATCTCGGGCGGTTGCGAACCAATTTTTCTTCAAGAGTATATTAGAACGGTCATAGTGCAAAATTGCCCAAAAGAATTACTTTCTATCGTTCCTAAGTATTGGGAGGGGGAATTCGTAGAAACGGACGTATTTAAATTTACAAAAGAAGGTGACGAACAAATTTTAACGGCAATTATTGATGGGATTAAATATAAAATTGATAAAAATAGAGGATTGACTAAAGAAGTCCTATGTCAAGATTATTCAGTTTTTTATCTTAAATCAATTAACGAATGGGATGAAAGGGCTGATTGGGCGGTCACAACAGAAAAGTTGACTGTAGAAGAACACTTATCTGACATGAAGGAATTTACCCGTTGGCTGGATGCAAGTTGCTCGAAAACGATAAATATTCCTAATGATTATCCATTTGATAAATTTGAAAATGTTTACTTGGAAGCGTATAAAACAGGAACGATTAAAGGTATTACCACTTATCGCGCGGGAACAATGACCTCTGTATTAGCAAGCACAGAAGAGAAAATTGCCAAAATTTCTCGCACACAAGCACCAAAACGTGCCAAAGAAATGCCCTGTTTTGTGGACCACTTAACTGTTAAAGGGCACCGATATTATACAGTAGTAGGTTTATTGAAGGATGATCCGTATGAAATTTTCGTAGGGAACAACCATGATAGTGAAGGAGATATTATTATCCCCAAATCAGTCAAAGAAGGAAAGGTTGTTAAGGTGGCGCGGGGCAGTTATAAACTAATTAGTGACGATAGTGAGTTTATTATCTCAAATGGTCATACCGACCCTAACGCAGACGCTCTAACGAGAATGGTTTCAACGAGTCTGCGGCACGGAGTTGATATTTCCTTTGTAGTCCACCAATTAGAAAAAACCAAGGGGGACATGACCTCTTTTGCTAAAGCGCTAGGGCGCACATTAAAGAAGTATATTAATAACGGAGAGAGGGTTTATGGAGAAAGTTGTTTATCTTGTGGGAGTGCAAAACTCGTTAGGGAAAGTGGGTGCATTCTCTGTAAAGAATGTGGATGGTCAAAGTGTGCATGAAAAATAGACGTAAGATGACCTGTCTCTGTCACAACATTTCCTTCGCCGAAATCCAAGAACAAATCATTAAACTGAACATAACAACTATTGAAGAACTACTAGCGATGGTGGATTGCGGCCAAAAATGCAAATTGTGCGTGCCTTATTTAGAAAAACTGTTAAAACTATGACAAACGAGCAAAAGAGAGTAAAAGCATTCATGCAAATGTTTGCGCAAGAAACGCCAGAGAAACCCACTCAAATAAACGAAAAAATAACGAAACTTCGCGCAAATCTTATTTTGGAGGAGGTATTTGAGACAATTTGTAAAGGTTTGGGGTTAAGTGTTTGTATTACTGACAATAAAGATCGCGCAATCGTTATCAATAAGACTAATTTGAAAGATATTAAATTTATCTATAATCAAGATTATGAGGTTGATCTTGTTGAATTGGCAGATGGAATAGGGGATATTATGGTAGTAGGGCTAGGAACGTCTATTGCGGCGGGGATAGATCAAGAACCAATCAATAAAGAAATTTTTAATTCCAACGATAGCAAAGCGTGGAAGCAAGAAGACCTAGAAAAAGCCAAGGAATTGTATCCTACTGCTCGCGTGGAACATTATGGCAGCGATTTATACAGATTGATTAGAGAAGATGGCAAGGTAATTAAGAGTAGCTCATATATGCCAGCAAAAATTAAAGAAATTATTGAACAGCAACAATCGTAAATTTAGTGGATAATGAATTCTTGGGGAAATATCTTCCCACACTCCTCATCTTAACTTTGATTAGGACGAAAACTATAACCCTTGGCATTATCTACACAAGATTCAGCAAATCGTCATGTAAATGGTGTAATTGAGTGCATGACAGCAATAGAGGAACAACAAAAGATTGCTTTGGACGAATTTAAGCTGAAAAGTAAAGAGTCGGCACTGACCTCGTTTTCAAATTCGTTAATTTTTCTATTATTTAGCCAGTGGTTGCGGGCAAATTTTGACTCGGATCAAGAAAAGAAACAAGTAAAGGATCAAATTTTCAATGATTGGTCAAAACAACTCATGGCCGCGACTTCTGGCGTGTTCGCGCAAATCAATGTTCAACTTAATCAGCCACAAAATCGCCAAAAGGCACTAATCAACGAAGACGCCTTGAGTACAGAGGATTACGAACATCAATATGTTTTAGCTCTCAAAGAGATTAAGGAAAATTTTGATAAAACCGGATAGTTTACTAAAACAAGGGCATAATTGACAATGAAACGATTTAATGATTGGCTGGCGCGATACAGTGGAGTAGTTACTTTCTTACAATTTTTAACAATTCCATTTTTAGTTTCTGGCACATATGTTGCTAATCTTTATTTGGATACCAAATATTCTACAAAAACAGAAGCCGCAGAATATACTAGAAAAGCAGATGCACAATTTACAGAAATCAACGTCAAACTATCTTCAATTCTCAATAACCAAACGGCCTTCACAGAGCAAGTTAAGATGATTAATCAGTTTTTAACAAGTCAGGATTCCAAAATAACGAGAATAGATGACCGCGTATTGTTTTTAGAGAGAAAAGTTGGAAATCGGTAGCTTTCTATTGACATTTAAGGATAGAAAGGGTAAAGTGACGAGATGATTACGGTTGTCTTGTTTTTTCTTGCCGGGATATTATTTTATTCGACTTTTCGTATTTTTGGTCGAAAGTGGACCGTCTTGTATTGGGCGGTTTTGATTTTATTCGCGTTTGCGGTGGGGTGTATTGCGCGAAACTTTGTAATCGTCTGTGCATCGGTTGCGGTGATGCTTTTTCTTTGGGACGATTTAAGTAATTTTGACAAGAAGTAGAAAAAGAATATTATGCTTCAACCATTTTTTAATTTAAGTGGCCCTCAAAAAGAAAATTGGGCAAAAACCAACCGAATCTTCAACTGTATTGCCAAACCGGATTTCACACGGAAAGATTTGGAAACTTTTGAGTTATTCATCGGGTTTGAACCATATTTTATTTTTGCATCACTTCCTTCGTTACAGATTGTTTTAGAGAGATTTTTTGAGAATAACTTGGATGTGCAAATCAATAGCTTTCAAGAACTTACTTTGGGAATTAATTCGTTTTTGATTGATGTAACTTGCACGGAAACACAAATTGAGGATAGGTGGGCGATAAGATTATTGATTTGAAAAAGATATTGACAAAGGTATATAATTACTTTAGAGTTTGCGTATGAAAAGTTATAGAGAAAATCCTGACGGTGAAGAAAACGCGGGCGCAACGAAACAAGTTGAGCGAGAAATCTCCACACTTCAAGCCATGAAGATTTATACACCACGAACCGATGCGAGTAATCTATTTTTAGTTCTTATGTCGCCGCCAGCGGGAGGGAAATCTAAGTGGATAGCCGACAATAACTTACAAAAACATACGGTTTGCCCTGACGATCTTAGGTTGCTTTTTGCGCCGGATATTTCAAAGGGGATTTCTCAAAAATACAATAAACAGGTGTGGGATTTGCATTATCAAATTATTGCCGCACGAGTTTCGGATGGCGAGCGGTTGATTGTTGCAGATGCTTGCCATACGAGAGAAAGTTACTTTAATAGGTATAAACAAATTATTGAAGAGAATAATGGTAATTATTCTATTGTCGCCGTGAGTTTTCTTCACGATCTTTCTTTTCATGTGTACTATAATGAGCGCCGTCCGAAATACAAGGTTGTGCCGGTGGATGTAATTAAGAGAATGCACAAAAACGCGCAAATTTTGTTAGATAACAATAAAGTTTGGGATATTGCGAGTCCGAGCGAGGCAATGGAGATTATTAAACGGGAATGAGAACAGAGTTAGCAAAATTAGAAGAGGAAAGATTTAAAGTCTGGGCTGTCTTTGAACGATACGGCAGCAAAACCAACTATCACGGGTTTCCAGATAAAACAATTCTGCTCAAAAACATTACAGATTGCGACGGAAAGATTCTCACAGATCATCTCTGGTTTAATAACACTAAAGGAATCCAAAAATTAGGGGAACTGAACGCGGGAGACGTTATTGAATTTGAAGCGAGAGTTTTACCTTATTGCAAAGGATACGTGAATAATCGAGAGTATATTGACGAAAGAGAAATTGATTATAAATTATCTCATCCTACAAAATTTAGAAAAATACAATCATGTTAAAAATTCTCAAATTCAAAGGAGACGATAAAGACTTCCTATTTTCTTCGGACGCACACGTAAATCAAACATGCGAACATTGGGAAAATCCCCTTTGGAAGATGCGCGGCTATAATTCTGTTGCAGACCATCGGCGCGGATTTGTGGAAAACTGGAATAAAATATCAGATAACACTAAAACTTGCTTTCACGTAGGCGACGAAATATTTCAAGACCCTAGCGGGGAAGAGTTTAGGAAATTAATGCACGAATTAAATTACGCATCTTTATATTGTTTTCAGGGGAATCATGTCTCGGGCAGGAAGCCAGTCTATGAATATGAGTTAAAATTACAATTTCCACAAGTATCAGAACTCGGATTAGAAGTTTACCCCCTTACTTGGAATTTATCCGAAAACAAAAAAGTAGTCTTTTTTCCTGAATATGCAGACGTTCAAATTAACGGAACATTTTTGGCAATTTGTCATTTTCCCCTGATTTCTCACTCACATATGCAGAAACGAAGCATACACATTGCCGCTCATTCACACAATAATTGTGCTTTAACTAGTCGCGAAAAAGGTGTCGGGATGAGAATTGATGTTGGTTTTGATGCGTGGAAGAGGCCAATTTCTCTGGCAGAGATTAAAGAACATTTAAAAAATCGCACCGTGGATTCCAGAGATCATCATAGATCAGACAACCCAAAATATTTTAACTATATTAAACTTTTCTTATTTATTTTACCCCTTTTATTATTTACTTCTTGCCAAAATCTTGAATTCAAAGGATCAATTCGCGGCAACGAACTTTCCCAAACGAACGCCCTCCAAACAAAATATATAATTTCCGAGCGTTTTAGTTTAATGAGTAAAATTTCGCAACCGTTCACGCGAGATCAATATCCAATCCCGAATTACTCCGAATATTCAATTTGTTGGGAATTTTAGGTAAAATTGGCAAATTTTCTCTTGACGAAAAACATGAGCGGGTTTAAGATATACAACATGAATAAGGAAACATGTCCATTACTTGAGATTATAGGTGACACCTACGAAATCATCATACGTGAATACTTCTCTGTCCTCTTCTTCTCTTTTTATCCTAATCATTCTCGCTAAGTCATTTCTAGTCATAAGGAAATAATATGAAACACAAAAAACTAAACGACTGCAACGGAAAAACCATCAAGGAAATTGATGCATATGAAACGCGACCTGATCAATATAGATCATTAATGATTTTGTTTGAGGATGGAGATACTTGCCGGATTGGACCGTTTAAAACAGGGGGAACGCTTTTTTATTCTGCTAACGTCCGGCCCAATTCATTCCCTTGGGAAGATATTTTCGCGCATTAAGGGAAACGTGGGCCAAAGCAACCGTATCCAGTGGATAACTCGGCATCTCTCTAGCGGGAAAGTGTAAATCCTCAATCTGAACTATATACTTATGATTTTCTTTCAACGAATAAAGAAGTGCTTTAAGGACCTCAGAACGTTCTTCCTCGAATCGTTCTCTTTCAGAGCGATTAGCAAAAAAGATTCCGAGCCATACCCCCACCAAGGTCCCTACGAGCGTCACTGCGAGAGGTATAAAAATTTGCTGAGCAAGGAAGATGCACATAAGTTATTTTTGATGATGTATGGACAAAAGGTGAGTGATTTCCCCTTGATGCCTAACGTCCCCGATGAGGTATCCCTGCTTGCTTCTGGCACCAAAAGTTGCGACAGCAACGACGTGACAGAAGTCCCGAAGGGACAGGGATTAGCTCAATCGGCCCGTTCGCATAATATTCCTACTTTAGTCAAAAAAAATGGATTAGAAAACTGGTATCGAGAGTGCTCGGAGGCGTTTACGGCGGAAGGAAAATTACGGATAAGTCTTAATCAAAATAGTCCTTGTGTTCTATCCTCGCCTGATGGTCAGAGGGTTGAATTGACCCCTGATAACTGGAAGACTCTGGTTGGAGATCGTTTGGAGGTAGAATTCTATCCGGGTCAAGTTGAATCAAGAGAAGCTGTTCTTCTGGCAATCCAAGAAAAGTTAGATAAGGAATCTCCTCTTTATAATTTAGAGGGAAAGTCGCCGTGATTGAGTCGTCCTTAGTGATAATTGTAGCGAGTATTGGCATATATTTTATTTTATGAAAAACAGTAACGAAAACCAAACGGGAGCGGAAGCTCCATTATTCCCCGCGAACGTCCCTCGTCAGGTATCGCTGGCCGGGGCCGACGCGGGAACGGAAAAATCTGGGAGCGAAGGCGCTACGCCTGCCGTTCTGGAAGCAGGCTCTGTGCCTGAGCGTCAAACGGAGAATCGACTTCACTCGAAAGTGAAACGGGCCAGCGATTAGCTGGACGAGCCTGTTCGCATTATATTCCCGATTTGGTCAAAGAAAGCGGTCTTGAAAAAATGAAAAAAGTAACGGTTCCAATTAAAGATAATGTCAAGGAAGTATTATCAAATTCAACGATTGCAAGTAACACACTTATTCTGCCGCCGACGCAATTAGACCGCAATTTATATGTAGACGTTAATAAAATCCTAGAACTTCTTGGTGGCAAATGGAATAGGAAGTTGAAATGCCACGTTTTTGACGAAATCACCAAGGAACAACTCTCGGCGGTATTAAACGGCGACGAAGAATTAGTTGATGTTAAGAAAACATATCAAGAATTTTTTACGCCAGCGGGTCTAGCTGCGCGCGTTGTAGAATTAGCGGATGTTTCGGGCCAAATGGTGCTAGAACCAAGTGCGGGAATTGGGAACCTTGCGGACGAATGTGCGGTGCAGGATGCGGCGGAAGTAGATTGCGTAGAAATCCAAAAAGAACATTGCAATAAATTGAGCGAAAAAGGATATAATGTTAGAAATACTGATTTTTTAACTATTGAAGGTGAGGAAAAATATGACCGCATTTTGATGAACCCACCATTTACGCGCAATCAAGATTGCAAGCATGTCGAGCACGCGCTAAAATTTCTTAAACCCGGCGGCAAATTAGTCGCGATCATGGCAAATAATCAAAGTAGAAAACCATTCATTAAGCTAATTGAGGATCGCGAGTATGAAATTGAAGAGGTGGCGGCAGGAGAATTTTCTGAATCAGGGACACAAGTGAGAACTTTGATTTTGAGTATTTGGAAAAAGTAATGAGTGTGTATCTTGGACAACTTTATCATTGGAGTCCAAAGGAAAATAGAATTGATATTCTTAAAAATGGACTTCAAATTATGTCAAAATCTTCATCGGATTACGTTCCCCTCCCGTGGATTTGTCTTGGCACGACGCCATCAACCGCGTGGAGTTATACGCTGGCAGAACAGCGCGAAATTGAAACGTGGGATTTGTGGCAAGTTAGCTTGCAGGAGCACGATCATATGGTAATACGCTCGGATTTAGGACCATACATTCAAGAGGTTAGGATTCACAACGGATTGCCCGCAGATAGAATTTGGTGGATAGGTGAACGAGATTGTCATGCAGGCGTAGCGTTGCAAAAATTAAATGTTAATTAAATCTCATTTAGCTCAATCGGTAGAACAGCATACTGTTGATGTGCAAGTTCTAGGTTCAAGCCCTAGAGTGAGAGAAAAATGATGTAAGTTGTTGATTAGAATGAGAATAATATATGATTGATATAAATAAAATTAACGATTCTGTTGGCTATGAAGATATTTATCTAAAAACAAAGGATATTATGTCTAAAAATTCATTCGATCCAGAATACATTAACGGACTTTTCACTTTAATTAAACAAGAGTTCCCCGATGCAAAATTGCTACCAAAAGAAAAAGAAACCTACATAACCATAAATGTTGAAATTGCAGGATTACAATTTTACAATATGATTCAGTTAGGAGAAAGAAAGGAAGTTAATTTAAGACTACATATAGATCCAATTTTAATGACGGATAATCTTTTTCAAATAGTGAGAAATAAATCTGATATGGGTTTTTTGATTAATCAAATTAAAAATCTAGACGTTGAACACCCGACAGAATTAGGGAAAGAATTGCAGGCAAATGTTGATTTTATCAAAAAGATGAAAGAAGGAATAATTAAAATTTTGTAAGTCGTTGATTTAGATTAAGTTAAAAAGATAGAAAAAATATTATTATGGCTAAAGAAAAAGTTAAAAAAGAAGAGGGGGAAGAAGTAACTTTAACCCCCTCACAACAGTTGCAATCATTTTTAAAAGAAACAAAAGAAGATCATTATAACTTTGAACAAGATCATAACTACAAAGTCCCATGTTCTTCGCTATTATTAACAAGCACCCTCGCTGGAGGTTTAACTCCCGGCGCTCATCGTTTTTTAGGTTTAGCATCGGGCGGAAAAACCAGTTGTGCATTAGATTTCATGTATCATTTTTTGCGCACGCCATCCCCCCTTGGTTGCGAACGGCGGGCCTCATTAATCATGTCAGAGGGGAGACTTTCTAAGGAAGTTCAAGAGCGTTCTGGTATTAATTTTGCTTTCAAGGCAGAAGATTGGCTTCCAAATACTTGTTTCGTTTTGCAAACAAATATCTATGAGGTTGCATTTAGTTTTAAAAGAAAATTTATTAGCATTCCCGGATTGGAGATGTTCTTCCTTACGGACTGCGCGGACTCTTTAATAAAACGCGATGATTGCCGGAAACCCGAAGAGGAAAGTATCACCGTTGGATCGGGAAGTTTGATAACGTCCGTTTTCTTAAAAAAAGTGGGATTAGCAATGGCAAAGCGGGGGCATATAGATATTTATATTTCACAAATTCGCGACCAAATCAAAATTAATCAATACGAAGTGACAACTCCCAAGCAAGGAAAAGCAAGCGGACCACGGGCATTAGAGCACCAAGCGGGTGTGGTTTTAGAGTTTTTGCCGAGATTTGGAGGAGACCTGATCCAAGAAGACGGAAAGAAAAGTAAAATTGAGGGACACTTTTGTAAGTGCCGGATTATCAAGAGCGATAATGAAAAGAATATGGTTGAGGTTCGATACCCGGTGCGGTATAATCAGAGGGGTGCAAAAAGCGTGTGGCTTTCCTATGAATTGGTAGATTGTTTGATTTTATGGGAAATTCTAAAGAAGAAAGGTGCATGGTTAGTTTTTAATGAAGAGTTTCGTGCAGAAATAATCAAAAACCTCAACCGCGACGAGATTCCAGAACAAATCAACGGGGTTGAGAAAGCGCGAGAATGGGTTGAAGATAATGAAGACGTTCAACGATTTCTGTTTGAGAAGTTTAAAGATTTACATATGTAAGTATTTTTTGTAATTTTTAATAAATTTTCTCCAACCTTCTTTTGTAAATTTAATTTCACTGTTGAAATATTTTTGCATTATTGGCGCTATTATAGGGGACTTTACTATTTTGTATTTTAAGCTGTTTGCTTTACAATAAGCCATCGCCGCAATAGCTTTATCCACGACCTCACCTTCATCCCAATTTTCACCAACAATGTATTTTGTGCTCATACCATATATGGTATACATGAAATTTTTCACATCTTCACAAATTTTTCTTGCAAAACCTATTTTCTCACCATATAATTGTTAAAAGTTACCCATTTATATGAAACCTACACCTAAAAAAGACAAAATGCCAGAATACGCTATTCAAAAATTCTCCCTCTCGCCACCTGAGAACCAACCCTCCCCAAAGACACGCAGTGCCAGCCAACAGCAAACGATTGATATTCCAGAAGAAAAGAAGTGGTCCCTTGTCCACGGATTATTGATGGATTTGCTCGCCGACGAAATTGAAGAAAACACCGAACATCTAGGTAATATTACTAAAAATGTAGATATGCAAGCAGTATTGATTACATCTTGGCTAGATTACCTCGCATCAACGTATATATTTATGTCTGGTGAATCCGAGGGAGCAAGAACAAAAAAGGCCAAACAGGAACATGCCGAATTAGACGATTATGCGGACAGGGCGATTGACACTTATCTGACGGCGAAACACGCACTTTTATACTTTAAAGAAGACGGGCCGAAAACTAAAACAGACGGATTAGAACAATAAGATTCACTTCGTTTTGTAACGTATAATTATTCCTTGAGGCTTGGTATTGATAGAGTAAATCGACAAGGTTGGCCCGTTTCAGAATACGAGGTAGAAATTGCCCCAAAGACGAAGAAGAAAAGGTAAAACGCAATAAATCTTTTGAATTTAATGGTTATTATAGATGTTATAAAAAATTAATAATTTATGAAAAAGAGTGCCGGTATTCTCATTCAATATAAAGACAAATTCTTGATAGTAAAATCAACTGGGTTTCCTACATGGGGCATTCCTAAAGGTGGCGTTGGCAACGGAGAATCTGAAATTGATGCCGCGATCCGTGAGACTTTTGAGGAAACTAACATTTACCTTACACCCGAAGAGATTGGTGGCGAACTAATCAGATACAATACGCCCAAAAAGGAGATTGTTGTATTTTATCATCACGCCACTTTTCAATATAACGATTTGAAATGCAACAGTTTCCTTGAAGATGGGACACCTGAAATTGACGAATTTTTGTGGGCAACGAGGCGAGAAGCACTTGAATTAGTTAAGAACCACATGGGTAAGATATTTCAAGAGATAGTAGTTCTTTAGATTAATAATTAATGACTTCTAATCAACTTAATTTACTAACTAATCTTGTTGAATCATTCGGTGCACAAATTCCCGCCGCAGACAAAATGCGATTAGATCGCGCACAATTTATCGAAAACGTCAAAGCCTCTGCACCGGATATTTACGCCAAAATATTGAATACAATCACGACTCAGGGACTTTTTGACCATCTTAAAACCATTTATCTAGACAGGGCAGAATATTGGGCAGAACTCATATTGGAATTAATTTGGACGCGGCAAAATAATCTTGAAAATTGCGTGCAAACAAGGTATAATTACTACAGAGACTATAAAATTCAGAGGATTAATAAACAATTAGTGAATAAATCAAACTAAAGAAACACCAAAATATGTGACTACTCCCCCGAATGAATTCGGGGGCTTCTAGGATTGCTCCAAGCCTTGTAATCCCAAGGCTAAAATATTTCGGGCAGCATTTACGTCACGATTTGCAGAATAACCACAAGAGCACTCCATAACCCTATCTGCAAGAGTCTGATTCTCATGTATTTTTCCACAATTCGAGCATTTCTTTGATGTGTATGCAGGATTAACCTTTCCATAAATCTTACCAGCATCTTCCGCTTTGTAAGATAATAATAAGGATAATTTTCCCCATGCACCGTCTCTCATGCTTTTTCCAACAGTTTTAAAAGTCTTATTTGCTAATTTCTGAATATTAATGTTTTCCGTAAAGATAACGTCATACTTCTTAACAATCTCATTGGCGATCTTATGGCAATAATCATTTCTCTTGTTGGATATTTTCTTATGAATCTTTGCCGCCGCATGTTTATTCTCCTTCTTTTTTACCTTTGCCAATTCTTTCTCTTTTTTCTTGAGAAATTTAAGATTTTCAAACTTACCACCATCAGACAAAGTAAGAACGTCTTTGCAACCAAAATCAATACCAATATTGTTACTTTTATCAATGGGTTTAAAGTGTGGCTTCGGAATATTGGACGTTATGTAAATAAACCAGTCACCACAAGCGTTCCGCGCAATCGTATATCCTTTGATTTCTCCATCCATCTTCCTATGCTGTTTAATCTTAACCCATCCCAAATCATTCGTTAATCTAATCTTATTTTCTTTAAATTTACAGACAAATCGCGGCGTTGTAAAACTATCATATCTATCCACTCCTTTAAATCGTGGAAATCCAACCTTGCCGTCTTTTTGCTTAACGCGCCTAAAGAAAGATTTAAACGCTTTATCTACGCGTCTTGAAACATCGTGTAAAATTGCAATGCCGCATTCTTGCATCCAAAATTCTGACAAATTTCTCCAATCGCAAATCTTTTTATTTAAATCAAATTCGGAAACGCTAGTTTTATCTTCTTTATATTTTTGGATTTTATATTCTAAACACTTATTATATGTTTTCCGACAGATCTCTAGGTATCTTTTTAAGACGGTTCTCTGTTGTTTACTTGGGTAAATCCTGAATTTGAAAACTTTCACAACTACCTTTACACAAAGAAATTAAATTTTCTTCATTTATTTCTATTTTACATGAATTTTTTCTTGATATTTGTTCAATATTCTCCTATAATGCTTATAGAAAGGTGGCGCATTTCCTCTCCCGAATGAATTCGGAAGTCTCCATGCGTCCGTTTTATGAATAAACTTAAATTACTTCAAGATTGGGTAGATAATTATCAACAATTAACTGCAACGTGGGACGTTCTTGATAAAGTTGTTGGCGCAAGTTATGAAAGCCCATTACACACAGCAATTTCGGGTATGTTTGATAACTACACGGATATTCTCGCAACTTTAGTGGGCTCAAGTTCCGACGAATTAAATTGGTTCATTTATGACAATGAGTGCGGCAAAAAAGCATTGGTGGCGAAAAATAAAGATTGGAAAAAGATGAAGAAGATCAAAAACGTTAAGGATTTACTTAGTTTGATTGAAGATAAGGAGTAAAAAAATGATTAAAACACCTGCGGATATACATAAATTAATTGACATTTGGAAGATAAACAATGCGGGAGACTCCGCGCCAACTGCTATTCACCTTGGCCCGCAAGATAGTATTGATTTTGTTCGTAATATTGATGTGTTTTTGGCGGGGATGCAAGAGGGGCATGTAGAAAAAATTAAAACGGATCTACTTATCACAGGTGAATTCCCTAACAATATTGAGATTTGTGGAGTTAAGGTGTTGTTTAGTCAACTTGTGCGGACTATAGTTTACTAGAGTGAAAATGTTCAATATTAATGGGCGAGAAGTAAACAGGTCCCTATCAAAATACCTAATAGACTGGGAAGGCAAAAGTTTAAGTAATGTGCAATTTTTAGCGAAAAGATTTTTTTATAAATTTTGGTGCTATGATGTTGTTACTGAGGAATTTAGAATTCCAAATTCGCGTCTGTCCTGCGACTTTTTAAATTGGTCTAAAAGGTATGCTTGTGAAATCGACGGAAATTTTCATAACAAATTTAGCTCCTATCACCATAAAAACAGAATGGGGTTTTTGGGGTCAATTAAGCGAGATTCGGCCAAAGATGATTGGTTGACCAAGAATAGATTCGTGAAAATGAGGATAGGGGAAGATGACGTAAAGAATCTCTCGCCAAAATGGATTAAAGATAATTTTGATATTGATCTAATATAAACAATGAATGATCCATATATTGACATTCCTCCAGATAAAATAATGCAAATGGAAGTAGAAATAACAAAAAGCGGATTAGAAATTACTTACTTGACCCGAAAACAAGTGGAAGAGAAAGAGAAGGGTTATAATTTGGGAATAAACAAAAATAATCAAAATAGAACTTTTTAATGGGTGTAATTTAAAGAGAAAGAACAATAGGAGGCCGAATTGAAATATCCAGATCCCGATAACCTTAAACCGCATGTATTCCCGCGAACTCTCCTAGATTCCATTGCTGAAAATAGTCAGAATGGAAGTTTTTTTCTTCTCTGCAAGTCGGATACCGGAGACTTTATTGTAGTTCCTCACTTTAATAATCAGCCGGACTTATTAGCCGCCGCTGCATTTTTACAAATGTGGTCCCAAACAATGCTTGAAAATACACACATGCAAATAGATCAAAAAATGACAAAAGAGATGTTCGGCGATGAAGAAGATGAGTAGAGCGACAAAACCGTGTTACCTTTACGAAATTTACAGGAATGTTCGTGACTACTCCCACGAATAAATTCGGGCGTCCCCTTTTGCTAATTTTATGGCAGACCTTTTCAATCTTGAGTTAGAGAAATATAGTATCGCAGCGTTGATCAAATACCCGGCACTTTTTGATAGAGTCGAGTTATTTATAAAAACCAAAGATTTCCATTACGAATCAAACCAGCGTATTTTTGAAGTAATTCGGGGGCTAATCTTACAAAATAAAACGCCTGATGCGGTTCTCATTGCCGCGAAAATTAGCGATTTAGGCATAACTTTGCCGAACGGCATTCAAGCTTTCCCCTTTTTAAAATCGCTTGAGTTAGTCCCAATTAACGAACAAAATGGACTGGAATACTTTCAAGAATTGGCAACCCTTAGTGCCCGCCGCCGCATCTTGGATAATTTACGAGATTGCGCGAAGTTTATTAAAACAACAGACGATTCAAAGATAGATAACATCATTTCTGGCGTTGATGGAATTTACAATACTCACATTAACTCTTTTGATATTCTTGATCAGCCGGTTAGTCTCTTTGGTATGGCGCGGGAAGTAATTCAGGAGAAAATGAATAACCCCGGAGAATCCACCGGATACATGACGGGGTTTAAAGAATTTGATGAGTTGTATGGTGGTTTGCGCCCAAAGAATCTATATTGCATAGCTAGTCGCGCAGGTGGAGGAAAGACGAGTTTTTTAGTAAAGATTGCACACAATACAGCTAATATAATTAATAAGGACAAGAATATTAAAGTTCTTTATCTTGATTCCGAGATGGAATTTGAAGATCAGATATGTAGAACTATTGCGGCGATTACAGGAATACCATTTTCATACATCGATGATGGCACAATAGCACAAAATCCAGAGTGGAAAAATAAACTTAATGAAACCTTAGATGTTGCAGAAAAGGAATATAATTTTGATTTTTTAAAGGTTGGAAATAAATCAACAGAAGCGGTCATAAGTATTATTCGTCGGTGGTATAATAGCAAGGTTGGGAGGGGGAATCCCGCGATATGTGTTTTTGATTATCTTAAATTAACGTCAGAAACAGTAGATGATAGTAATAAGGAATATGCAATCATTGGACGCAAAACAGATTTATTCAAAAAATTAGCAGAAGAACTTAATATTGTATTCTTAACTGCTGTTCAAATGAATCGCGAAGGAGAAAATCAGGGCAAAAAGATGGGAACATTCGCAAATAATTCCACCACGATTGCACAAAGCGATAGAATCAGTTGGTTCTGTTCTTTTCTTGCTCTTTTTCAACGTAAAACCTTGGATCAGATTCAGTTAGATGGACCCGAGAATGGGTCACATTTTATGTCTGTCCAGAAAGCTCGATTCCAAGGTCGTAAAGCTCCCGGTTTTTTTGATATTGTAGAAAGAGATATAAATGGTAAGAGACAATACGTGCAAAATTATATCTCTTTTGACGTGCAAAACTTTGACGTGTCTGAGGTCGGGAGTCTAGCCACAATTATTAAAAGAGGCAAGAATAAAATAGATATACAAAACCAAGATTCTAAAGAAAACATAGAATTTTAAACTTGGAATATGCAATTTTTGGCAATTAATCGGCACCAATTAACAAATTTATCCACTGGATAAGCTTTTTTAAATAGATTGATTTCCTTTCCGCATAAACAGACATTTCCTTCAACATATCCCTTTTTTGAATCAATACGATCAATAGATAAAGCATCTGGGTGACTCATTATCAATTCTAATTTTTGACCAGTATAACAACACTTAAAATGTCAGATTATTTTTCAATTTTATCAAATTTAGGCTATAAACTGCAAAATAACAATTGCGGTTATTGGCGCTGCCAGCCCCTTTACAGGGATTCGGACTCCCCCAGCATCGCAATTTCAAGCCAAGACGGTCATCTGGTTGACTTCGCCCATCCTGAAAACTCTGGCTCTTTTAAAAAACTAATCGCCCTAACATTAGGCAAACCCATATCAAAAGTAGATGAGTATTTAAAGAGTAAAAAATACGAGGAATCGGCTGTAACTAAGGATGAAGTTGATTTGAGTAACACATACGCATCTGTCTTTGATATAGATCAGTTCGGCAAAATTTTGCCCATTCACGACTATTGGGTGAATCGCGGCGTGCCGGAAAACATAATTAAACACTTTCGCGGGGGAATAATTAAAGGGAAAACTAGGTTGTGGGGGCGCTATATCTTGCCGATTTTCGCCCGCGATGGGCAGACGGTGAATGGCTTTGCCGCCCGCAAGTTAAACGATTCCATGAAAGGACCAAAATGGATCTGTTCCGGGCACAAAAGTGAATGGGCTTACCCGCTGTTTCTAACCGAAAAACATATCAAACAAAAGAAAGAAATCGTGATTCTCGAAAGCTTCGGTGATGTATGCGCGGCGGCGACCATTGACGTTCGGGCAACGATTGCGCCGATTGGAATTTCTAGTTTTTCTAAGTTAGCGTCCTTATGTATTGAATTTGACCCCGATGAAATAATAATAGCATTTAATAATGATCTAAAAAGTAATGCGGGGAATAAAGCCGCCGAAAGATTACAAAAATGCCTACTCAATTTCTTTAACAAGAATAAAGTTAAGATTAGATTGCCGCAGACTCACAATGATCTCGGTGAAATGCTTCAAATGGGAGATAGAGAATCGTTATTGAAATGGTATGAATATGCAAAAAATTAACATGGACATCCACTACAGTTCTAAATCAAACGAATGGGAAACACCGCGAACCATATTCAATCAACTTAATGAAGAATTTAACTTTCAATTAGATGCTTCCGCGACAAAGGACAATGCATTATGCGCTAATTTCTTTACTTTAGAAGATAACTCTTTAATTCAAGATTGGTCAAAGTATAAAAGTATATTCTGCAACTCCCCCTATGGACGAATGATAGGCAAATTTGTAGAAAAGGCGTATCAAGAATCGCAAAGGGGATCTACTGTAGTTATGTTAATTCCCGCGAGAGTCGATACTAAATGGTGGCATAATTATTGCGCGAAAGGCGAAGTGAGATTCATTAAAGGAAGATTAAAGTTTGTGAATAAAAGTTCTCCAAGCTATTCTGATGATGGAAATTTTAAATTGAGTCCTGCGCCATTTCCTAGTGCCATTGTTATTTTTAGACCAAATCAGATTTCAATTACTAAGTATGTTGATATTAAATAATTAATTATGTCTAAACAAACTAAAGAACTTCTCCCTGTTAGTCCTAGTCGGGCCAAAACCCTACAAAATTGTAGCTTTTTATATTATTGTAATGTTTACCTCAAACTCCCCGAAAAGACAAATCTGGGCGCACTTAGGGGCAGCGGAATTCACCATTTACTTGAACTCCTTTGCCTTCCGCGCCACCAAAATCTAATTGACGCATTAATCCAAACGCAAAACCCTGATAAAGTTCGACCTATTAGAGCATTTTTAGACAATCAGATTAAAAAACTCAAAATTCCCCCCAATGAACTAGTAAAACCCATTTCCAATAAAGACGAGGCGAAAACCAATCGCGAAGAATTGCACGCCATGCTGATGACGGTGGTCAATCAAGAACTCTCAAAAACAAATTACGAATTTATTGCTACTGAATATAATTTTGATTTTGTAGAGAACAATACTCGCTTAAAAGGTTTTATTGATAGGGTAACGGCAGAAGGAGACACTTGCGTGATTTCCGATTGGAAAATGAGTAGCAAGAGGTTCGTTGGAGAAGAATTGACAAGTAATTTACAGGCGATGGTTTACTCTTTAGTTGCACGTAAAATCTGGCCGCAATACAAAAAATATATCGTAAGGTTCTTTTTCGCCCGATTCCCCAAGCAACCGTATCAAGAATTGGAATTTTCAAAAGAAGAGTTAGACGGATTAGTTCATTATCTAAAATACATTTCGGAAATAATGAATGGCATGGATGAAAAATCGGCATGTAATAATTTTGCGGTGGATAACCCCAAAACAAAATGGCTTTGCGGAGCCGGACCAACATGGCGTTGCCCATATCGTGACCCCTTTGATTATTGGCAAATTGTAGAGTCAAAATCAAATAAAATAATTAAAACCGGCTTTTTAACCGACGAACCGCCAGAAACGAAAATTGGAGAAAAATTGGAAATAAAGTCATACTTAGGGTGCCCACGGCATAAAAATTCTTGACAATCACATTAAAAACAACTATAATAACTCGAATATCAAAAAATTGAATATAACACTATGATCACATTACTTATTATTTTAATTGCTATTTCAATTGCTTCTTATTTAACGTATGACGCATACTCAGAAGACGGTGTTTTTTCGGCAGTTGTCGCATGTTTTTTGTCTGGGTTGTGCGCGTTCGGATTTTTTGTTACAGTTCTTATGTTGGGCGAAGCGAGTGTCCCCAAAAAAGAAATTTCACGTAAAGATTTCTCTCGCCCAATTTATTCTTTAAATAATACAGACATTCAAAGTGGTAATTTTTTCTTGGGAAGTGGGTCAATTGATTCGCGGGAATATTATCGGACTTTTATCAAAACGGATCGCGGCGGCTATTGCAGATTTGAAGTGGCAGTGAACAAGGCGGAACTTTATCTTAATGACGAACAATCTCCACGTCTTACATGGCAAGAAATCAAATATGTTTTGCCTTGGTGGTTTAGTTTTTGGGAAATTTCTACCACGGCGAAAATAAAATATGACATCATTGTTCCG